ATGATTACACGAAATCTGAGAATTCATGGTGACAACATTGTTGAGTGTGAAAGAACGCTTAAAATGATTGCCGAAGCCTATAATTCAATTTATGAGTTACAAAAAAGTCCTGTATATTTCCCCAAATATTCAATCAAAACTAAGGATTGTCTATTTGTTATTGAACTGCTTTCAGGTCATGGTAGATGGAGCGATATCGATTTAGGAGATATTATCTACAAGGCAGGAGGACGATTGAGAGAGTCTGCTGACTCATATTTGACCGAAATTTCAGGAACACAAGAAACAGTTCTGCTTGGAATCGAATACTGTTCAGCCTTACCTGCAGGCAATAATGCTTGGCAACGAAATGGTCGTGCGCTTGCAAGCGTATTTGCGAATGTGCCATATTTGTATTATGCTGAGATAGGTGGTGTTGAGTTAGATGAAAATCGAAATCCTAAAGCACCACGTTACCCAAATCCAGCAGTCCCCTTCTCATATGTTTCACTATCTCATGATATGAATAGTGTATGCCTCCCTGTTTATAGAGCTCATCCATCGATGACTTCACAAAACTTGGTTACATATAAATCTGCATTGGGCTATAGTGACGGACTCGTTTTCATTCGCCAGATTCTTGACGGAGAAGATACAACTTTAACAGTCAACAGTCTTAAAGACAAAGCTGTAAAAATGGTTGAAATTTTATCTAATGGCCGGAAGAAGAAAGACACCCTTAAAGGTAGGGAATGGAAAGCGTTTCTTACTTCCACGAATAGACCTACATGGCTTGTCCTGAATTACAAAGAAGAATGGCAAAAGAAATCATCTGATAAAGTTCTTGTGTCAGATACTTTTAAATTGCTAAAGTCTAAGATCAAAACGCTATCAGTAGTGCCTATCGTAGCAAAAGATTTGCCATTTTGTATTGTTCCACAGCGGAGTCTTACATCTTTGAAAGCATGGATCAAAGAAACATACAATGGTTTGGACGCTTCTTTTGATTTGGAAAAGGATTTGGCTTTGGTATGGATAACAGGTTTCAAACCTAAAGGTGATGATTCACGACCTGATCGAGGATTATCACCTTTATGCCGAATGATATTGGGTAAAGATGCTAATATCATGGCTATTGTATCTGGACCAGGAACAAAATATACTTGGGATAAGCTGCTCAATGCTCCCGATGAACTTTGTAAGAGCAATGGTTTGTTCGAGGCTATTTTCTCATGTTGTAATTATCTTCTTGTGGACAGTGCAACTTGCAATCATTATATCTTTATGCCAACAGGGGCCACCCTAAACAAGAACACGGGAACAATTAAATTCCCTTATATCCCAGATCCTGTTGTCAAGTTTTTTGAACATGATACGGATTGTGCTATACATCAAATACTTTCATCACATAATGAGTTAGGAATATTTGAATGTTTCTGTAATCCCCCAGGAGGTGATTGGTCTGGCATTTCATATTTCAAAAACGGCATAGAATATAAGTGGACGTCGCTTCCACGTGTTTCAGAGTTTAGCAAAAGACCGGACCATATTTTCCAATTTGAAAGAAATGGTCAGCTGTTTTTTGTTCCTATTGAGTCAAAGGGCTATGGCAAAGACCTCGAAAATAACATAGGTAATAGACTTAAAGACTATATCAATGATTTGTTTAATAGTGAACCTACTGCATATAAGGCAAACAATCAGACAGGCTGGAAGTACTTTGATGGAACAATCGGCAAGGTAAAGTATAATATGATTTCAGTTGGTGCGTTTCTTTACAAAGACGAACGAGAATTAATGAACCAACTCCATACAGGAAATTTGGATGCTATCTTCGCGTTCGAATTTGGAATGATCACAACTTTACACTTTTATGCCAGTGCTAATGGTGAAATTCTTCTTGATTATCTGATGAAAATTGCGTCAGAACAAAGTGGGTTTGTAATTAAGATACACTGATTCTAAAATATTTTCTTGAACCTTGTCTATAACCTTTCTGAAAGCAGATTTTCCTGTCTTTACTTTGAAAGTTGACTTATACAGTTCCTCTGGAGGTGCGTATGAATAATTGCGATCTCCAGAAGAACCATCAAATGTAAGCATCCAATTAACTCCCTTAGAGTTGAGCAAATCAAGCGTTTGATAAAACTCGTTGAGAGAGAACGGAATTTGTGTATATCGACTCTTTGTTCCGCCATAAGGAGGATCCAAGAACACAAAATCTCCTTCTTTTACATCTGCCAAGCATTCCCTATAATCAACATTAAGGAATTCAAATTTGCGGATAATTTGATGCCATTGATAGATGATAGTAGAAAGACGTTTTGGGGCAATGCCAGGTCTGGTTAGGTGCAATGAATTGTTGAACTCTCCTGCATTATTGTATCTTATCATCCCGTTGAGACAAGTTCTTGTCAGGAACAAAAAGTCAAGAGGATTTTTGGTCTTGTTAAAAACATCTCTTACTTCATAAAACACTTGATGGCCTTCATTTTGAAGCTTATTCCAACGTGTTTCGTATTCAGTCGCAACCAATTCAGGGTTATTCTTTATCTCATTCCATAAAGCAATTAACTCTGGTATGATGTCGCTTGCCTTACCTTTATTTGCCTTTGCAAATGGCATCATAGCGCCACCACCAACAAAAGGTTCGTAATAAGTCTTTGCAGGAAGGAAAAAATCTCCCAACTGGGAAGCAACTGTTCGTTTACTGCCTGACCATTTAATAACTGGTTGTAGTGGTTTCATTAGAATAAGGAATGATTTTTCTTTTGAAGCGCATCTTCCAATCTTTTCTGCGCAATGTCAATATATTTATTTTCAATCTCAAAACCTGTTACATTCATTCCGAAATTTATTCCTGCAACCATTTCAGTTCCTGAGCCAGCAAATGGTACAAGAAGATTTCCACCCTCTACACCACATAGTGCAAGGATTCTTTCTGAAACTTTTAATGGTTTCTGAGTTGGATGGGAGCCAAATTTCATTTCTTCCTTGGATTTATTGTTTGGTATATCCCATACGGTTCTCATTTGTTTACCAGCTTCTTTAAGCAAGTCTGATGAGGAATGGAAAGCTTTTGATGCTTCATAATTAAAGAAGTATTTTCTTTTCTTTTCACCGCCTTTATGAACCCAAAGAATCGTTTCATGACTGGCAGTCAATCTTCTACCTGAAAGATTAGGAAAAGAATTGCGCTTATACCATGCAATTTCATTGATGATTTCTAATCCTAATAACTGGCAACATACGTTGACAAAGCCTGAATTGTGATATGTCGCATGAATCCAGATAGAACCTTCTAACTTGATAATTCTTTTCAGTTCTTTCAACCAAGCAAATGTGTTAAGGAATGAATTATTCTTAGACAATAAGTCCCAGGCTTCATTTTCAAGATTCCATTCCCCACCAAATCCTGCTACTTTTCCTTTTTTACCATAGTCCCAGTTGTGCTTTGAAGAAGCTCCGTATGGAGGGTCAACAATGCACAAATCAAAACTGTCTGATTCAAGGGCTTTTAATCCTTCAAAGACATCTTGGTTAATAAGATTATATTGTACAGCCATTTTTATTCTATTTTTTGTTTTTACTTACCTGCAAACCATTCAAGTCCTTCTTTTTGAAGTGTTTGTCGCTTTTCATTTTGATGTTCCAATAGGATTGCCGCATTTTCTGTCTCCGAACCTTTTCTCCGAACTTTTATTATTTGCACCGAACTTTCTCTCCGAACCTTCTTCGTTTACGGGGTACTTTCCGAGGGTACTATTTACCCTATCGGCCACTTCCTCTACGGGAATTCTGCCATTCTCGCCTCAGTTCAAGTTATAGAAGGTGGCATTACGGTGTAATCCTGATGGATAAGATGGTTTACCAATCCTTCAAAAATGGCACGGTCAGAATAGTCGGGGAGGTTCTGTCGATAGTTCGGCATCTTCACCCATCCGCTCATGGTGTAGTACTTAATGAAGTCCATGCCGTATTTCAAAAGCAAAACGAGGTTGGCTCTGTGTTCTACAGAACTGATAGCGTCATCCTTATAAAGTCCCGTCCATCGCGTACAGAAGATGCGTGATTGGAATACGGTGCAGTTGTCAACGAACAGAAGTCCAGCATTGGTCAGTTTTCCGTCAGAAGTTACCAAGCCAAATGATTCAAGATACTTGTCGTTCCATTCCTGATGCGTCTCTAATCCTACAATTTCTCCTTCATCACTTACTCCATAGAACAAGCTGCCGCCGTCCGTATTGGCAAAGGTCGACACGGATTTAAGCCACGACTTCACTTTCTTGTGTTCCAACATTCCCTTGAAGTCGTAAGACGTATATTCTGCTATATGCCTGTTATCGTGTATCTGCATGATTTTCTTGCTGTTGTATGGGCACAATAACCCAAATCCAATTACAAACATACATAAAAAAGCTCATTTCCCGTCTAATTGGAATGGGAAAAATCGGATTAGGGAGAAGAAATCTTCGTAAAATCCATTCCTGAATGTAATTACATAATGGCTTTCTGAGGATTTCCTATACCTTCGTATTTGTGGTAATTAATAATTAAAGGAATCGTGGCAAAGAATTTTGAAATACGGAATAGCACGGCAGAGTTTCTTACCTTTATAGCTGAAGGTAAGGAGGATGGGATTCAAGTGTTGTATAAGGATGAAACTATATGGGCAACACAAAAAGCGATGGCTTCATTGTTTGACTGCTCAGCCGATAACATTGGAGTTCATCTGAGAAATATATTCAGCTCTAACTGGATAAAGAGGCAACTACCGAGAAAATTTCGGTAGTTTAAAAAGAATGGGAAAGAGAGGTAAACAGAGTTACCACATTCTACAATCTCGATGCCATCATATCCGTTGGCTACCGTGTCAATTCCGTTCGCACTCCTTTATGTGCTTTAACTTACAAAGAAAGTATCAGGTCTGCTAATAGGACAGCCGTTTCCGCTTCATCTTTGGGCGCATCTTTAGGTTTCCACGCCACAACGAACCGTACAGATGCAGATTTCACCTTATAACCTCTTTGCTCCCAACCGGATAAGGTTTCCTGCATTTTTGATGATAATTTGGCTATAGGTTTATCGGTTGATGAACTGTACAAAAAGAAATTACTGTAAATTAATGAATCTCCCCCTCTCAGTGCTAATACCTCTTGTTTCCTGTCTTTGAAGAATCCCAAATTGACATCTTTGTGAGAAAGTTGTAGTACAATTTCTTCGGGCATGTCATATTGCCGTTGGTCAACGTGATATTGGTCTACACTTAAATGGTTAAAGCAATCGCCGTTTGTGTGTATGAATAGTCTGTTTTTTGCACGGGTTATGCCTACGTAATATCGACGCATCAGATGGTCTTCCTTTACATAGCTGTCCGATATGAGCATATATACATCGTCAAACTCCCTGCCTTTAGCCTTGTGAATGGTTGATACCACAACATCGGTTCCTGATGTGTCACAGAAGTCTTCCACTGACGACTCAAATGCAAATTCTCTGAAGTCACTGAAATATTTTGTTCTGTTAGTTTGCTCAAACTGTTCCACACACCGCTTTACATAGATCAAACTTAGGCTTCTGTCATAAATAGAAAAGGTTGCATGTTTGGCCTCTTCCCATAGCTCTTCTGTGATTAGTGGTGTTTTTATCCGTTTGTCTATATACCTCAGGAAGTATCTCATTTCCGCTATGTTCCAAAAACGCAAGCCGTCCATTGATTGTATCAGTTTGCTGTTTATGCCATGCTTTCGCAGGAGGGCTGTCAAGATTACGGCCTCTTCGTTTGTTTGGGTGAGTACACACGAAGTGCCTTTGCCCTTGTGCTGAAGTAAGTTTTCGACAAGCGGTTGGTACATATATGCTGAGTGATGGCGTATTATTTCTACCCATCCTTTCTCTTTTCTCATAGAGATGATAGGTGTGCTTTTTATCCTTTTATGGATGGTTTTCAAGAATCCGTTGGCAAAATCCACCGGCTGGTGTGCACTGCGGTAATTCTCGGTCATTTCGACAAATGTGCTTCCGTTTTTTTGCGATAGCCGATACATATAATCGGAATCGGAACCTCGGAATTCATAGATGTTTTGGTCATCGTCTCCCACTGCTATCACTCGCATTTCTTCGTTATGGGTCATCAGAGCCATTACAAGTGCGTATTCTTCTGCTCCCATGTCTTGGGCTTCATCTATAACCAATACCGTCTTACCGATTTTGTTTGGTTCAACTTCTCCTTGACGTATCATTTCGGCTGCCTTTGAGACGACATTCTTTGAATCTTCAAGATTTCCTATTCGACCCAAGAGGTCGAAGCAATAGGAATGGAATGTTTTTATTTCAACAAAATGAGCTGCATTGCCTATCAACTCCATAAGCCGTTGTTTGAATTCTGTAGCGGCTGCCCTTGAAAATGTCAGCATCAGTAACTGTTCGTGTTTTACGTCTTCAAGCAACAGAAGTGAGGCCAGTTTGTGAACCAGTACTCGTGTCTTTCCACTACCGGGACCTGCCGCAACCACAATGCAACGTGAATCTTTATCGGAAATAATTTCCATTTGCCGTTTGGATAATTGTCCAAACAATTGATTGTATTTCTGCGGTGTCAAGTTGCGTTGTATCTCGCTTGTTCTGTCTCCCTTAAAATATTTTGTGACAAACTTCTTATAGTCCATCTGGAAATAATCCTGGACATATTGCAAAGCTGCATGATAATTCCTTACCATTAGATTGGCATATTCCCCCACAATATGTACTTGCTGGATTTTCAGTTTGTAGAATTCGTTCAGCATTCGGTAGTCGTCTTGCTTGTATCTTGACTTATTGTCTTTTATTCTTTGGATATTCATGGCGTTGTATAGTACCAGAAAACCACCTTCAAGTTTTAGCGCGCCGATTTTCGATAAATACAAAAGTGCTTCTTCCACATCTTCCAACTGAATATCATCAAGTCTGCCAAAAAGAGATTGGGAACTAGATTTTATCCGGTTCAGAAGCTCTACTACGGAGAACTGTATGGCTTTGCCGGGTACATTTTCCTTTTCTGCATTTAGCGCCAATTTGTATAGCCATTCTACGGTAAAGCGACTTATTTCCAATCGTTTTTCAAATCGCCTGATGGTAGACTCCAGATCTGCCTGACGAGTTATCTCCATGTTATGGACCGCATCCTCTTTTTTACGCGTATATCCCTTGATGGTGAGGAAATAGAGTAACGTCCGAATGTCTTTCTCTTTGGATGTGCTGATTCCATCGTTTACGGCATTCTCATTCAGTTGCTTGTATGATATTCGTAAAGACTCATCGGGAATATGATTGAGAATGTATTGTTCAAGTTTTGCAAAGCGTTCGAGGAGCATTTGCGACTTTCGTTCCGAATCACCTGCGTCCTGCAAATAGGCAGATATGTCCTTGCTGTCTGCCAATATGCCTTCCTGTCGCATGCGCTCCACTACTGATATAACGTCTTTTTTGCTTAATCCCAAAATGTCTGCCAGATAGTCGATTCGTGATTCGGCTTCCGAGTCTTGGGCCTTGGCAATATGTTTTTGAGAAATTAATGACTTGATGATACGGACAGCTTTTTCGATTTCATCGCTGTCAAAAAGCAGTGATGCTGATATGCGCTCTCTTGCTTCGTCCATATTCTTTACCGTTATACCCGTGGCATATACATGAGGAACATTGCTTCCTCTTACCAAGTATCCGCTTTGTTCTAAAGCCGCTAATGCAGTTCGTACACGGGTCTCAATGTCAGATACCGAATCATCCCATCCTGCTTGTCGGGCAATCTCCAATGCAGAGCAGTTGACTTTCATACGGTGTTTGGTAAGGCATTTGACAGCTTTCCATACTTGTTGTATTTCGCTAATGCTAAGTTTTGTTTGGTTTAGCAATATAAAATGCTTATCCAAATCATTGTCATTATAAAGTACATAACAACGTGCGCTAAGATCGGGGTCGCGGCCTGCTCTGCCTGCCTCTTGAACATAATTCTCCAGCGAATCGGAAATGTCATAATGTACCACAAGACCGACATCTTTCTTGTCCACTCCCATGCCAAATGCGGATGTGGCCACAATGATGTGTACCTGATCGTTCATGAAAGCGTCTTGGTTGGCTATTTTTTCATCGGCTTCCATTTTCCCATTGAAAGAGAGTGCCTTGTAACCGTCGCGAGTAAGCTTTGCAGCCAGTTCTCTTGTCCGTTTGGTACGTGATACGTAAACAATTGTCGGACAATCGGCTTCTGCGACAAGTTCTCTTAGTTTCAGATATTTGTCATTGTCATTCTCCACATGTATGACAGAATAGTGCAGATTCGTTCTTGTGGCAGTTGATGCGAATAATTCCAGATTCAAATTCAAAGTCTGCTTGAAATAGTCGCAGATGTCTTGGATTACTTTCTGTTTGGCCGTAGCTGTGAAACAAGATACTGGTATCGGGGTTTTACATTTTTTCTTTTCCTGGTATTGTTGGATGAATTTGCCAATGTAGAGATAGTCAACCCTGAAATCCTGCCCCCATGAAGAAAAGCAGTGCGCTTCGTCTATTACAAACCTTACAACGTGGCGCGCCATCAATATTTTCTCGATCGTTTTTGAGCGAAGCATTTCGGGAGAGATATATAACAGCGAGGCTTCTCCATCTTGTACTCTTTGTATGGACAGCGATCTTGTGATGGGATCTAACATTCCATTTATGGTTACGGCATCCGTGATGCCTCTGTCGGCAAGGTTATCTACCTGGTCTTTCATCAAGGACTGCAAGGGGGAGATAACCACCGTAAGCCCATGCATGGAATGTCCAGCCATGAGTGCAGGCAATTGGAAAGTAAGTGATTTGCCGCCACCGGTAGGAAATATCGCCAACAGCGATTTCCCTTCCACTGCAGCTTGGGCAGCATGTTCTTGCAGTGGTTCGCCTTCGTATGTCCGGAAGCACTCGTAGCCGAAAAATGTTTTTAAGTTATGAAGCACATCCAATTGTGTACGGCAATAGTCACAGCCTTTGTGGCAATTGGTATGGCGCAAGAGTTTTACGATAAATTCCACTTCCGGATAATTATAAAGCACCCATCCGGGAGTGATGGAGCGGTAATCGGTGGTATCAATAAGAGCCAAAGCGTATGCCAATCCGCATGGATATTGATGAATGAGCATGTCAAGGTCGGCATGTTGGCAAATTTTTCCTGCATAAAAATCTTTTATAAGTCCTGGTATTCCTTCATGGATATATGCTGCACTTACCATACTGAGAAATCCTTCAAATTCCTTCTTGTCTTTCAGCAGCGATGCGAATAGCAAACGCTTTTCTAACTATATAAATGAGTATATTTTAATATGCTATAAATCAGTAGGTTAATAACTATATTTATTTGTTTGCTGAAAATTTGCTGTATTGTTTACTGAAATAAATCCGGCTGCATTTCGTCTAAAATCCCGTCCCCGTTTGCGTCCAGCGTCCGGTTATCCAACTTAAATTTAATATCCGCACCGTCAAAATATGACTGCATACCGTTGGGTAATTCATTTGGTTTATTATTGCCCGTATTTAATGAACCAACCAAAGTAGCGATAAAAGCAGTAGGGCTTTCAAAATTTGCGGTTATTGTTAAATCATCAACCCGATACACATAGTTTGGGTAATTCCCGGACGTGCTAACATTATTCCAACTGCTAACCACTTCGCCGCAAATAAACGGTGCGAAGTAGGTACACTTTCCGTTTTCCAAAACCATACATACCACTAAGTCCATAGCGTCTGCGATATACTGACCATCCGCAGGCACAACCGTAGTTTCGTCTTTAGAGCAGGAACACAAAGCGGCTATAGCCAATATAAAAAATAATATCCTTTTCATTTTTTCAGTATTTCTAATAACGTCTGTATCTGTCTATCCTTTTCCGCCAGCATATCCCGTACAAAACTTTCTGGCAGGGTATTGTTATCGCTGTTTACCTTGCTGTTTACATTATGACTGTTTACCACCGAGGCAGAAGTAAGCGACATTTCACCCCTACCACGCAGTAACCATTCAAGCGACATTTCCGGCAAAGCCTCAGCAATTAGTAAAATTGTACTTAACGATACCGCAGTATCGCTATTTATCTGGTTATTTAATGTTTTCTGATTAACCCCAAACTTTTTAGCTAAGCTGGTGGGATTTTCGTTATACGCTTCTAAAGCGGTGCGCAGGCGGTTTTTTACTCCAATTTCGTCCATTTTTCAGTTTATAAGTAAAATTCTACTCAAAAAATTTGGTAGATAAGTAAAATATTACTTCCTTTGCACCAACGAACGAGTAAACAAAGTCGTTAGCGCGTAGAAAGGGCTGCCGACCTGAGTAGGCCAGCCAACCAAACCAATTTATTACCGCCACAAAGTTAGGCAGTTTTTTCTATTGCGCCAACAAACGAACCAAGTTTTTTAACTGTAAAGTATTGAAAAATGGAACAAAAGAAAGAAAAGATTACCCGCGACTGCCTACGAGCCATGAAGATAGGCGATACGGTGGTGGTAGAGTGTAAAGACGGCTACGATTTGGATAGCCAGAAAAACACCGCTTATGCGATGCAGAAAATGGAAAACTGCCGGTTTGCCTGCAAATCGGACGGACTGACACTAACCGTAACAAAGCATGGTATCAGTTAGACCCGTGTGCGACCCGGATAGACGCTACAGCCAAAAGGAAGCGGCGGAGCTGCTGGGCGTTGAACGCCACACAGTCAGACGCTGGGAGGTTGAGGGCTGGATACGCTTCTATGTGCGCAAAGCCGGGCGAGCAAAGTTTACCACGGGCAAACAGATTATCAAGTGCTGGGAAACCACCTATTTATAAAAATTCAAAATTACGAAACATGAAAAAGGCATTTTACTATACCGTGCTTTTCGTGCTGGGCTTCATAGCCACTATCGGCATTTTTTCAGAACCGGAGCCAGCATTAGATACCGCCAGATGGACTGCCGTATTTGTCGTGTCCAAAGCGGTAGGCTTTACTGCCGGATATATCGCGTACCGTCTGATGGTGCGCTGGGAAAAAGAGGGAAAGATAAAGTTACCCGATGATGACGAAGTTTAATAACCCAATAAATAACAGAGTTATGCAACCAATCCAAATTAACGTACAGGTTAATATCGGACTTACCAGCGAACTATTTACGCTGCTTTCGTCCGTAGTGAACCGTCCGGCGCAGTTGGCGGAACTGCCAGTAGCACCGAGGAACAAGAAACCGGCGAAGCCTCAACCGGAGCCGAAGCCGGAAGTAACCAACCAGCCGACCCCGACCGATGGCCAGGCCACAGCGGAGAAGCCGGAACCGGCACCCGAAGCCCCGGCGGAAACTGCGGAACAGGAGCCAACCCCAGAACCCGAACCAGTGCCGCAGGCCACGGCTAAAGAGTACACCGAAGTAGATGTACGGGCAGCGATGGAAAGAACCCGCAAACGTATAGAGGGTGAGAACTACAAAGAAAAAACGGACAGTGAGGGGTACAAGAAATGGCACCGGGTACTGACCGGATGGTTTAAGAACACGGCGGCGATGTTTGGCGCAGAAAAGCCAAGCGCATTACCAGACAGCGAAAGCCGGGCTAAATTCATAGCGTGCTGCGATGCCGTACAGGTAAAAGGCGATGAACTAATAGAAGATTGTCCGTTTTGACCTATGGGAGCACACGCACTATTAAGCCCGTCCGCCGCGCACAGGTGGATTAACTGCACAGCCGCACCACGGCTGGAGGCGACAGTAGAGGACAGCGGCAGCAGTTATGCCGCAGAGGGAACATTAGCGCACGCCTACTGCGCAATGAAACTGAAAGAGTTTTTAGGCTTCGACATTTCCGATGAGGTGGCAGAGATAGCCGAACTGGATAGCCAATACCACACCGGGGAAATGGACGAATACACGGACACATACAAGACTATTGTACTGGAGAAATACAACGCCGCACGCACCAATGTATCGGATGCGCAGCTGCTGATAGAAACCCGGTTAGATTTCAGCAACTATATACCGGACGCTTTCGGCACTGCCGATGCTATCATAATCGCAGACGGCACTATGGAGGTGATAGATTTCAAGTACGGCAAGGGCGTTAAGGTATCCGCATACCGTAACCCGCAAATGATGATATACGCACTGGGCGCATACGACCGGTTTAACTTTGAGTACAAGATAGACCGGGTACGCATGACCATAGTACAGCCCCGTATCGACAACCTAAGCGAGTTTGAGTTATCCGTATCCGATTTGCTGGCATGGACGGATGAAGTGCTGATACCAAAGGCTAACGAAGCCTACGGCGAGAACGGCGTACAGGTGCCGGGCGACTGGTGCCAATTCTGCAAGGTTAAAAGCATCTGCCGAGTGCTTACTCAGAAATGCACCGGCGCAGCCTCAGAACACCCAGACCCGAAACTGTTAAGCCCGGAAGAACTGGCCACGGATGTACTGCCGATGCTGGCTACGGTTAAAACATGGCTGGCAGGCGTGGAGGATTACGCGCTGCAACAGGCGTTAAGCGGCGTACAGTTACCCGGCTGGAAAATCGTGGAGGGGCGCAGCGTCCGGAAGATTACCGACCAAGAAGCCGCAGCCGTGGCACTGAACAAAGCCGGATACAAGACCACAGAGATATACAAGCCGCAGGAACTGCGCACCATTACCGAACTGGAGAAGCTGGTAGGAAAGAAACAGTTTGCAGCTATCTGTAGCGACTATATCGAAAAGCCGCAGGGCAAACCGACACTGGCACCGGAAAGCGACAAACGCCCGGCGATAGACCCAGTAGCGGATGATTTCAAAGGCATAAATCTATGAGCCTATGCAGGTAGTATTTGATTTCGTTATGCAGCATCCGTTTTGGGCTTTGTATCTGGCTATCCTGCTGGGCATAGCGATACACGGATTTAGAAGCAACAAAGACAAATAAAGTGTTTAACATCAAAAATTTATAGCAATGATTACACCAGTAGTAAAAGAAACAAAAGTAGTTTTCGGCCCGTGCCGACTGAGTTACACCCACGTATTTAGCAAGTTTGCCCCGGACGGTGACACCGCCAGCGGCAAGTACATGACAAACGTACTGATACCGAAAGAGGAAAAGGAAACCATTAAGGCTATCCAGCAGGCTATCGAAACAGCCAAAAAATCCGGTATCGTATCGAAGTGGGGCGGCAAAGAGCCTAAAAAACTGGATATGCCGCTGCGTGACGGCGACACCGACAAAGACGATGACGAAGTATATGCCGGACACTTCTACGTAAACGCAAAGAGCAACACACGCCCCGGTATCGTAGACAAGAATAAAGCCCCTATCGTGGATGAGGACGATATATATAGCGGCGTTTGGGCTATCATGTCGGTAACATTCTACGCCTATGACGTAAACGGAAACCGTGGCGTGGCGTGCGGGCTTAACAACATTATGAAATACAAGGATGACGAACGTCTGGGCGGCAGAGCATCTGCCGAAAGCGACTTTGCCGACCTTGATATGGAAGATGACGAAGATTTGTAAGGGTATGAAGCAGATAGTAATAAAACTGACCGAAGAACAGCAGGCGTTAATCAAGTTATCCGCTACTGCCATAGATGCTAAAGCCAGCAAACCAATTATAGAGGCTATGGACGCTATGGACAGCGTAGAGATAGATTTTAACGAACTGCTGGAAAGCAAAGAAGAACAGAACCAAATAGTAGTCGCTATGGGTCTGATGGCTATAGGGAAAATCGCCAGCGACCTAAACGTATAACATTTGCCCGGTGTGGGTGCATCCTGCACCGGGCTATTAAAAGGAAACGATATGCAAGAGATATTATTAACCATAGCGGAGCGATGCCACGCGGCGGCAATAAAGCGCGGCAAGGATACTACCGGTGTAGGCTGCATCCAATCTTTGCGCATGGAACTGTGCGAATACTGGAAAGCCGCCGACAAAGCCACAGAAACGCCCGAATTTGACGAAATAATAGAGCAGGCGGGCAAACTATCGGATGAAGATTTTGCGGCTTACTATGGTGCTAAAATCCACAACACGGCGACCGATGAACTGGCCGACATTCTGATAGTGGCGGCTACGTGGCTGTGGGAAGCCAGAGCGGAAGCGGGCGACAATTTCCAGCCCGGCAGGTCTATAGATGTTATGCTGCTGACCGGTGCCGTGCAGTTTGTCTGCGGACAGATGGCAGACCAGCACGACATAGAGAGGCTGCGCAAAGTGGTTAATCTGAAAATGCGGTTTAATGAACTGAGAAAGGATTAACCGATGCGGGAGATAGGGATAGACATAGAAACCTATAGCAGCTACGATTTGAAAAGCTGCGGCGTTTACCGCTATGTGGAGGCACCGGATTTCGCCATACTGCTGTTTGGTTACTGCGTAGACGGTGGCCCGGTATCGTGCGTGGATTTGGCGCAAGGTGAACAGATACCAGCCGAAGTGTTTGCCGCACTGACCGACCCGCAGGTGGTTAAGACCGCATTTAACGCAGCTTTTGAGCGTGTTTGTATCGGCAGGTATTTTTTCGGCAAGCCATTAGACCCGGCGCAGTGGCGGTGTACGATGGTGCGGGCAGCACGCATGGGCCTACCGCTATCACTGGAACAGTGCGGCGAAGTGTTGAGGCTGGAAAACGGAAAAATGAAAGAGGGCAAAACATTAATCCGCTATTTTTCCACACCGACCAAAGGCAAACGGCATTTGCCAGCGGATGCACCGGACAGATGGGAGGTTTTCAAGCAGTACAATATCCGGGACGTTGAGGTAGAGCAGCAGATATTAGCCAAAGTGCGCAGGTTGGAACCGGCGGAGTTTGACGAAAGACTGTACACGGTAGACCAACGGATAAACGACCGTGGCGTGCTGCTGGATAGGCAACTGGCTGAAAACGCTACGCGCTTTGATGATGAATATAAAGCGCAGCTGCTGGAAGAAGCCAAAGCCCTAACCGGTATGCCGAACCCAAACAGCCCGGCGCAAATCAAAGAGTACCTGCACAGGGCTACCGGTCTATCCATTGACAGCCTAAACAAAAAAAATCTGGATGATATAGAAAGTCAGCTAACCTACTGGCCAAAGGCACAGAAAGTTTTACGCATTAGGCGTGAAATGGGCAAAACGTCCACAAAGAAATACTGCGCTATGCTGGAGTGCGTCTGCGATGACGGACGGATACACGGGCTTTTGCAATTCTACGGCGCAGCCCGTACCGGACGATGGGCAGGCAGGCTGGTACAGGTGCAGAACCTACCACAGAACCATTTGCCCGATTTGGACTATGCGCGGACGCTGGTTAAGGCAGGCGATTTAGACGATTTCGAGCTAAACTACGCTAACCCCACTTATGTACTATCCGAACTGATACGCACGGCTTTTATCGCAAAGCCCGGCTGCACATTCCATGTCTGCGACTTTTCGGCGATAGAAGCACGGGTAATAGCGTGGCTGGCTGGGGAGCAGTGGGTATTGGATGTATTCCGTGCGGGCGGTGATATATACTGCGCTACCGCCAGCCAGATGTTTAAGTGCAAGGTAGAGAAGCACGGCGAAAACGCAGAGCTTCGACAAAAGGGAAAGATAGCCGTATTGGCACTGGGCTACGGCGGCGGCGTGGCTGCGCTGGAGAACATGGGCGGTAGCCGTATGGGGCTGAGCCAGCAGGAAGAAAAAGACATTATGACCCGCTGGAGGTCTGCAAATCCGCGCATAGTCAAGTTTTGGACTATCATAGAAACCGCTGCTGTGCGTGCCATTAAGTACGGCGAAGAAGTGACCATTAACCGGGGCATAGTGGTATCGTATCGCTGGGGTATGCTGCTTATTACCCTACCGTCCGGGCGCACTATCTGTTACCCGCGTGCCACTATCGGAGTGGAAACCGGGGACGGATGGAGAGGCGACCACGAGATTATAGAGTATGAGGGACTGAACCAGACTACGAAGAAGTGGGAAAAGATACGCACCTATGGCGGAAAGCTGACCGAGAATGTGGTACAGGCTATCGCCCGTGACATTCTGGGCTATATCATTCTGAGAGCCGACAAAGCGGGGCTTAATATCGTATTCCACATACACGATGAGATAGTGGTAGAAGCGGAACCGGGGCAGACCCTACAGGACGTGGAAGCCATTTTTTGCAAACCTATTGGCTGGTGCCGGGATTTGCCGCTGAAAGGCGCAGGTTATACGACACCATACTACCTAAAAGACTAAGAATATGACAGAAAGACGATTTTTAAGATTTTACTACGCCGCTATAAAGCGGTACGGTGATAAACGCTGGACTGCACACCACGATGTAATAGAGTTTAACCCTAACTACACGGTGAGCGTTAGCGGTCTGGAGAAAGAAGATTTTGACTACAGGGACGATAAGCCCTATGTAGTGGAGTTATCCAACGGCACTAAGTTTCTGTGCTTTTTCCACGGCTTCGGTGACGGGCTGGAGGATGAGATACTGAGCGCACGGGGCGAAGCCGCTAACAGCTATGTAGGCGATGAGTGCGTAGCGAAAGTAAAGAAGAACATTAACAAATTAAACCAGTATTGATATGTGCAAATTAACAAATGAACAGATGCTGCGTTACTTCATATTTAAGGATTGCGGCTTTGATGAGGAAATAGCAAAGAAAAGTTATGATTTCGTGATGGGTAACGAACCGGAGCCACAGCCGGAGAGCAAACCGACTACCGAACTGGCAGACGGCATTTATCTGATGTACGGAAAAACGGCTGTGCCATATACCGGGTATGAAGTATCGAAAGACGGTAAGGAGGGCTGCACGGGTATAGGCGTAAAATTCGGCGGCAAATCACTGGTAGTAGCATTAAACGACATTAGCGATGACGATATAGAACTGACAACCAAGCAGGGCGGCACACGTTTCATTACCGACTACCACCAAGCCGCAGAGGACATGGACGGCAAAGCCGCCACAGACGATATACGGGACATTCTTAACATGGGTATCGCTGATGATGAGTATATACCCAGTCTGGGCGAACTGTATTTCATGCTGGCACACTTTACCCGGATTAACGCTGCACTGGAAGCCGTAGGAGGCGAACCGCTGCGTAATGATTGGTACTGGAGCAGCACGCAATACAGCGCGACCTACGCGTGGCGTTTGTACCTCACCTATGGCTACGCGTACGGCAACTCTAAGGCTACGCACCAGAACAGGGTTAGGCCCGTTTCAGCATTTTTACCCCTAAACAGTTAATCTTTAGCAGTTAAACTTTAGCCCGGCGAAAGCCGGGCATTAAATACCCAGATATGAAATACTTTGCTTCATGCAGTTTTGGAAAAGATAGCGTAGCTACTGTGCTACTGGCTTTGGAACATAACGAGCCGCTGGATGAAATTCTATTTACGGAAGTGATGTTTGACCATACCAGAAACATATCCGGTGAAATACCGGAGCATATAGACTGGATACATAATACAGCCATACCACGATTTGAAGCTATGGGAGTGAAAACACGCATTTTGCACAGTGTCCGGGATTATATGTATTTTTTTCAAAACACCGTAGGGGGGGAAGCACGTAGGCAAGATATACGGCTTTCCGCTGGCTGGCAAATGTACCATAAACCGGGACTGCAAAGTAAAGCCGATAAAACAGTATCTGCGGAATTTGGGCGAAGATGTTACGGAGTATATCGGCATTGCAGCTGATGAACCGAAACGGCTGCTACGACTAAACGACCGCAAAATATCGCTGCTGGCCAAATACGGATATACGGAGGAAATGGCAAAGGAACTATGTGTAAAACATAACCTGCTATCCCCTATTTACCGGATGGATACACGGGGCGGCTGCTGGTTTTGTCCTAATGCCAAAATATCCAGCCTATCCCGTCTGCGAAAACTGCACCCGAATTTATGGCAGGAATTGGAAGAACTAAGCCACACACCCAATCTGTGCAGTACCGGATTTAAGTACGGATTAACGCTACAGGAAGTAGCACTGAAAATAGATAAATTCGACAAAAGACAAAAAGAAGCTATGGAGATACGAGAAAAACAACTGACACTATTTCCCGAATTAGACCCACCAACGCCGGGGGGGGGTGCTATGTAGCATAGACCACGACCGACCCAGACGGGCAAAATGGCGGGTGTATTTCAAAAATGGAAATTACCGTGATGTCTGCGGCTGGTGCCTAAAAAGGTTTAAGGACGGCGGCGACTGCGCCGGAATAGTAGACAAAATAGAAAAATTATAATCTAAATATGGAAACTAATAACAATAGCCGCGAGGATGAAAAACCGAGAAACTGCGGTAACTGTGCGCTTTGCATACATACCTATATGGGCAGTGAGTGCAGCCTAACTGACAATGCAGTAGATGATGCGCAGGACGGCGGTATAGACTATATCCCGGAGGACTGAGCTATGGACGAAAAGGATTTGAAAAGCATATCTGCCGACATATCGGCGGAGCAGCTGCACAGGCTGTACGACCGTCTGGACGATGAGGCGAAGCCATACGCGCTGCGTGTGGGTACAAGCCAAGAAAAGCACAGGACGGTAACAATCTACTGTGACGCAGAAAATGTGGCGTATTTCCAAAACATTATAGACCATGAAATTTAAGCTGAAATATGATTTTACGATAGATTTAGCCACAGCGCACAGCCGGGTATCGAAGAAGTGGCGTAACCGGCACTGGCAATGGTCTGAACTGCTGGAGCGGTGCAGCGAAACGAAGCGCACCGGGGAAACGGCGGCGGAATACGCACGCATGAGCAGGGAGGAACAAAGCAACGTAAAAGACGTGGGCGGCTTTGTCGGCGGGTATCTGAGCGGCGGGATACGAAAGAACACAAACGTACTGTACCGCAGCGTAGCTACGCTGGATATAGACTACGGCACGGTAAACGTCTGGGATGACTTTACTATGGCCTTTAATTTCGCCGCGATGCTTTACAGCACGCACAAACACAGCGAAGCTGCACCCCGGTACCGTCTGGTATTTCCACTGAGCCGACAAGTGACCCCAGCGGAATATGAACCAATTTGCCGGAAGATAGCGGCAGAACTGGGTATAGATTTATTCGATGATACCACCTACGAACTGCCGCGACTTTTCTACTGGCCCAGCACGTCCAAAGATGCCGATTTCGTCTTTGAGTACCAAGACGGCCCGGCGTGCAACGTAGACCAGATACTGGCCCAGTATGTAGACCCCTACGATGTCAGCGCGTGGCCGATGTCAAGCAGGGAGAACACGGTAATAGCGCATGAGATTAAGAAAGCAGGCGACCCCACGGAGAAACCCGGACTAATCGGCGCGTTTTGCCGGGCCTACACTATAGAGGAAGCGATAGAGCGGTTTTTGCCAGACTGCTACGAACCGACAGGCACGCCGGGGCGGTACACATACAAGCTGGGCAGCGTGGCGGGCGGTCTGGTGTGCTACGAAAACAAATTTGCCTACAGCCACCACGAAACAGACCCGGCAAGCCGCCAGCTGTGCAACGCTTTCGACCTGTGCCGCATACACCTGTACGGGGCAAAGGATGAGGGCAGCAGGGCTACGGACGTGACCCGCAAACCGTCTTTCGCGGCGATGCAGGAAATGGCGGCGGCTGACAAGAACGTAAAACTGCTGATGGCACGGGAGCGCAGCGCGTCCGTGGCTGATGACTTCGGCGATGTGGAAATGCCGGAAGATTATAACGATGAGTGGAAAGCCGAACTGGAGTACACCAAATCCGGCAAACTGCTGTGCAGCATCCAAAACATAATACTGGTGCTGGAAAACGACCCGGCACTGAAAGGGCGCATTACGCACGATGAGTTTACCGGGTACGATGTGATAACGGGCGGTCTGCCGTGGAACCGGCAGGCGGCACAGTGGAGCGACCGGGACGATGCCAATTTGCGCGTATGGCTGGAACGTAACTACGACATAACCGGGAAAGACAAAATATATGACGCTTTGGCGGCGATACTGACCCGGCACAGCTACCATCCTATCCGGGACTATCTTAACGGGCTGCACTGGGACGGCACGCCACGTCTGGAGCGGCTGATTATAGACTATATCGGCGCGGAGGACACGGAACTAAACCGCACCATGACGCGCAAGCATTTCACTGCGGCGGTAGCCCGGATATTCCAGCCCGGATGCAAATACGATTACTGCCTAATCCTCACAGGCCCGGAGGGTGCCGGAAAATCTACGCTGCTGGGCAAGATGGGCGGCAAATGGTTTAACGACAGCATAACGACCACGGAGGGCAAAGAGGGCATGGAGCAACTGCGCGGCGCGTGGATTATCGAGATGGGCGAACTGGCAAGCATTAAGCGCAGCGATGTAGAGAGCGTGAAAGCCTACCTATCCAAACGGGATGACAGTTACCGGGCAGCATACGGCAGACGGAAAGAGAACCACCCCCGGCAGTGCGTTTTCTGCGGTACGACAAATGAGGCTCTTTTCCTCAAAGGCGACAACGGGAACCGGCGTTTTTGGGTGATAGCCGTAGACCCCGCACTGCGCAAGTACCGGCACTGGCAGGAGGCGTTAGACCGTGACCGTGACCAGCTTTGGGCGGAAGCCGTGGAATACTACCGCAGGGGTGAAAGGCTGTATCTAAGTGACGAACTGGAGGCGCAGGCACGCCAGCGGCAGGAAGCATATAACGATGACAGCGACGACCCGATAGTGGCGATGCTGTACAAGTTTCTGGATATGAAACTACCGGCGGACTGGCCCACGCGGGACATACCGGACAGGCGCAGGTACATACGCACACCAGACCCGTTACAGGCGGACGGAGTGGAAATGCGCAGTCGGGTATGTGCCGCAGAGTTTATCTGCGAACAACTGGGCAGGGAGATTTCCGACAAAGAATTTAAGTACCTGGCCCGGCGAGTAAACAAGCTGATAGACGCACTGCCTAATTGGGAGCGAGTAAGCACCAGCAGGCACGCGGAAAGGTGGTACGGAACACAGCGGGCATTTAAGCGCATAAACAAGGCGGAAAATGAAGAAGATATTTAGTAAACAAACTGGCATTTGTAAACAAAAACATGGAGGCATGAAAGGAAATAATAAAAGCGGAAGTGTAAACACGATTTTTTTGTTTACAGACTTGTTTACAAGTTTTGTTTACAGATAAAATCCTAAATAACAACTACTTATGTTATTTGTAAACGAAGTAAACGATAAATATATAGAAAGTAGATAAGTAATGTAATAAAGAGATATAACCCCACTTTTACGCACAAAAACGCATATCTGCACACGCGTAAGGGGTATTTATAGAAAAACCAAAAATTTTGTAGACAATGAAACGGAGCATAGAAAAGATAGTGAAACACGCCGAAGTATCGGAGAAAGCGATAGAGCAGTATTTGACCGACAGCGTGAAAAAATTGGGTGGTATCTGCTTAAAGTACACTAACCCCGGCATGGTAGGTTTTCCCGACCGTGTTTGCTTATTGCCGGGCGGCGTTACCCTATGGGTGGAACTGAAAAGCAAGGGGCAGCAGCTGCGTACCATGCAGCGCATACGCATATCGCAGATGGTGCATCTGGGCCACTTAGTCAATGTGTGCAAGAGCAAGGAGGATATAGACGAAATGTTAGAACCCTATAAAACCAGCAGACCATGATTTTTAGACCATACGAGTATCAGAGTACGGCGATGCAGTGGATTATCGACAAACCCCGGTGCGGTCTGTTTCTGGATATGGGGCTGGGAAAAACGGTAATTACGATGACCGCCATACAGTGGCTGATAGACGGCTGCGAAATTAGCCGGACTTTGGTAGTGGCTCCGAAAAAGGTAGCCGAAACCACATGGAGTACGGAGGCGGAAAAGTGGGAGCATCTGCACGACCTACGGGTGGTTAAGGTTATCGGCACTGAGAAACAGCGGTGCATGGCTTTGGCGCAAAAAGCCGATGTGTATGTGACAGGGCGCGATAACTTTGTTTGGCTGGTGGGCAAATATGGTGGCAAACTGCCGTTTGACGCACTGGTTATAGATGAACTGACAAGTTTTAAGAGTGCCAAGAGCGAAAGGTTTAAGGCGATGCGCATAGCCCTACCGAGCGTTAAGCGCGTTATCGGTCTGACCGGAACGCCCGCACCAAACGGGCTGATAGACTTATGGGCGCAGATGTACTGCATAGACCAAGGCGAACGGCTGGGCAAATCCATCACCAAGTACCGGGAAACCTACTTTGAAACGCATAAGTGGAATAACATAATAGTCCGCTGTGACGTGAAAAAAGGCTGTGAGGATATTATACGGAACAAGATAGCCGATATATGTCTATCCATGCAGGCAAAGGACTATTTGCAACTTCCGGAAATGATTACCCACACGGTTAAAGTCTATTTGAGCGACAAGACGATGGCGGCGTACACGAAGTTTGAAAAGGAAAAGGTTTTGGAGTTTCAAGAGGAACACAGAAACGAGCCTGCAAACATTCTGGCAAATTCCGCCGCCGGGCTGATGAACAAGTTAAGCCAGTATGCTAACGGTGCTATCTACGATGAGGATATGCAGGTACACAGCATCCATAGCGAAAAGTTAGACCGACTGGCAGAAATAGTGGAAGCCGCCAACGGCAGCAGTGTATTAGTGTTTTACCAGTATAAACACGACATACCACGTATAACGTCCCGTTTGAAAGGCTATGAGGTACGGGTATATCAAGGCGAAAAAGACTTGAAAGACTGGAACGCCGGAAAAATAGACGTGCTTTTGGCGCACCCGGCAAGTACGGCGTATGGACTGAATATGCAGCAGGGAGGCCACTATATTGTGTGGTTTGGCACCGGCTGGAATTTGGAACTATACCAGCAGGCAAATGCCAGACTGCACAGGCAGGGGCAGAAATACCCGGTTACTGTGTACCGGCTTATTTGTGCAGGTACAGTAGATGAGCGTGCCAGTGCTGCTTTGGAGGGGAAAAAGAGCGTGCAGCAAAGTTTATTAGACAGCCTTAACTATTTAATCCGGAAACACAGTGAGCAATAGGAAGCGCGTAAATATATCGTTAGACCCGGAAACCTACGAAAAGCTACAGCAGGTGCAAAGGGAACACAAGTTTAAGAACCTGTGCGAAATGCTGACCGCATTAGCGCATATTCTGATAGACCGTATGCAGGTGGCGGAGCAAAGGAAATACGACCTACCGGAAGATGACGGGCAGTATATAGACAGTATGTTTGATGACTTGAGCAACACACAGAGAGTACCGGACGGAACGGTACCAGTTAGGCATAATAGTAAGAAACTTAGATAGCATATATGACTATGGCAAAGGATAAAGATTATAATAAGTTGATACACACGGTTAAGTGGCTGCGGCTTCGGCGCGATACACTGACAGCACACCCGCTTTGCCAAAGGTGCGAAGCTGAGGGAAGAATAACACCGGCTACGGAAGTACACCACATACGCCCGGTGGAGGAAGCTATTACTATGGCTGACAAGATGCAGCGTATGTATGATGTACACAATCTACAGGCACTATGCCACGACTGCCACGTTAAGACACATACGGAGTTAGGCAGATGCGGCAGGGAGGCGACACGCAAACGCAACGCAGAGCAGGTGCAGCAGGTGATAAAAAAATTTTTTGGCTGCGGTTGAGTTTGGGGCCGGGGGTGGTTTTTTAATCGGGGGTGTACCCCGTTAAACCTCGCCCCCAGTCTTGTTTTTTCGTATGTAAAATTTTGGAAATGCGGTACTTTGGACTAAATCAAACAAAAAACGAATAAATATACAGGAAAAATGGCGAAAACTGTAAATGAGTATAAGATGGAGATAATCAAGGTGCTAAAAGCGCACCGGCTGTATAGCAAAGGTCTGGATATGCAGGTTTTATCATTAGCCAGCGCGATGCGTAATTTGGAGATGGCTAACGAGCAGATAGACGGGCTGACCGAAACGACAGTTTGGGAAAAAACCCGCTACGGTGAGAAGCTGGCACCGCACCCGGTTTTCAAAATCGCCAAAGAGGCGCAGGAACTGATAACCCGGCAAATGAAGTCTTTAGGATTGACCGCCGAAGATTTGGCCGGTGAGGTTGAGGATGACCCGCTAGCAGACCTTACAAAAAAACTGACCAAGAAACGCAAGCAGCCAAAGATAATCAAACCCGGTAAGACTGAATGACAGAAGAAGAAAAAGACAGGCTGAGGCAAGCCAAAGAGGACGTAACCGGGCTGCTGGCTGGCACCGACATAGACAGATACCGGCTAACCGAAGTGGATAGCCGGTTAGATGACTATGTGCGTGAAGTGGCGGGCAACCCGGATGCGCACAACCTATATGAGCAGCTGGCAGTAGCCCGGTTTTTTCATTTGTGCGATAAGTATGGTATCAATGCTACGGAGGTGTGGCAGTTTTGCGACTTCTACGAAAGTCTGTATTTTCCCGGTAAGGCCGGGCAGCAGCGGTACAGGCTGACCCCGGTACAGTATTTCCAGTTTGCCAGCATCTTTGCTTTTTGGCAGGACGGCAGGCGGGTAGTCCGGGAAGTGGTGCTGTGTGTACCGCGAAAATTCAGCAAAACGACCGGCACAGCGTCTTTGGCCATATATGATTTGCTGTATGGCGATGCAAATGCGGAGAGCTACACAGCCGCCAACAGCAACGACCAAGCTAAAAAATGCTTTGACGTGATACGTGGCTGTATGCGGAAGTTAGACCCAAAGGAACGCCGGTACGTTATCAATGAGCAGACCGTAAAAAGCAGGCGGAAAGACCGCACGGCATTTGCCCAGTGTCTGACAGCCAATGCCCGGACGAAAGACGGGCTGAACGCCAGTACGGTTATCATGGATGAATTTAGCCAAGCGCGGGACAGTGAACTGCTGACCGTGCTAACTACGTCTATGGGTGTGCGGGAAAATCCGCTGACCGTGATAATAACTACTGCGTCCGATGTATTCGATGGCCCATTTTACGAAATGCTACAGGGCTATAAATCCGTACTGCTGGGTGAGTATGAGGATGACAGTTTATTTGCCCACATATTCGAGCCGGATTTAGACGACCCGGAAGATGAGGAAAGCACATGGCGAAAGGTACACCCGCATTTAGGGGTAACGGTTAGTCTGGACTTCTACAGGCACGAATACAAAAACGCGCTGCGTAACGGCAGTGAAGCTATGCTGGCTTTTCGTACAAAACTGCTTAATACCTATGCCGAGAATGAGCAGCGCAGCTGGATTAGTAGCACGCTGGCCCGGCACATAAGCAGACCGATAAGCATAGACGGTATCAAAGGCAGACCGGATGCGATGGTAGCCATAGACCTAAGCGAAAGCGATGACTTTAGCGCGGTGACGATGGGAATGTATGACCCGGCGCATAAAAATTTCTATTTCCATACCGCCTACTTTTTCCCGTCCGGCGCACTGCCGGGACACCCAAACGAAAAGTTGTACAGGACATGGGCGGAAAAGGGATTTTTAATGCTGACCGATGGCGATGTGATAGACTACCGGCGCATAGTGGATTACGTGCTGTACCTTAACCAGCACGTCCGGGTACTGGGTATCGGCTATGACCCGTGGAAGTCGCAGGAGGTTATTAATATGTTGGCTGCGTCCGGTGCCGGTAATGTGATTAAGGGTGTGCGGCAGACCTACGGAATGTTTACTGCGCCGGTAGAAAGTTTTGAGCACGGAGCAAAGACCGGGCATATATTCATTAACGACAACCCTATTAACGCCTACTGTTTTGGTAACGCCGTACTGGATAGTGACAGGCTGGAGAACTGCAAGCCTATCAAGCGGAAAGCGAACCAGAAAATAGATGGCGTGATAACAAAGCTGATGTGTTTAAGGTTATTTATAGATTACGAGCGGTAATTTTTCTGTGATTTTAGGCAAAAACGGGTACCAGTTACCCGTTTTTCTGTGTAGGGTAGAAGCATATTATATTTTTCGATGGGTATTTTGATTAACATACGGAATTTGTTTAGGCGCAGCGAGCCTGCACAGGTAAAGCAGGAACCGGCGGAGCGGACACCCCGAACCGGTGGCGGCTTTCCTTTGCTTGCATCTGCTAATGCGCTTAATATAGCGACCGTTTACCGCTGTGTTAATCTTTTGGCAGACAGTGTGGCGATGCTGCCAGTCCAGTATATGCGCAAAAAAGGCGATATTTTCGTGGAAGACCGCAGCGACCGTATGCACTATCTGCTGAACGTGCAGCCGTGCGAATGGCTTTCGGCTGTGGATTTCTGGCAGCAGGTAGTACGTTATCTACTGCTGAGGGGAAACGCCTACATAGTGCCGGTCTATGACCTGCTTACTATGTCAGTAGCGCGTCTGGCACTGGTAGACCCTACGACCGTGGCGCATGATACGGTTAATGACACGTACACAATTAATGATGTGTATGCAGGCATTAGTGGCGTGTACGATGAAAGCGAGGTACTGCACATAAAGAACTACAGCGTAGATGGCAAAACCGGGCTATCCACCATAGCCTACGCACGCATAGCACTGGATATAACCAGTACAGGTGACCAAGAAACACTAAACCGGTTTGCCAACGGCGGTAACGTCCGGGGAATAGTCAGCAATGATAACAGCGTGCGCGGATTTGGCGAGTACCAAGACAAGGAACTGGAAAAGACAGCTACCGATTTGGATAGCAGGTTTAGGGGCGGCGAGCGCATAGTATCATTACCGGGGCAGGTGCAGTTTAGCCCTATTTCGTTAAGCAGTACGGATATGCAGTTTTTGGAAACGCGCAAATTTAACGTGCGTGAGATATGCCGTTTCTTTGGTGTGCATCCGTCCTTTGTGTTTGATGATACAAGCAATAACTACAAGTCGGCGGAAATGGCTAACGTGGCTTTTCTTACAAACACGCTTAATCCGATACTGCGTAAAATCGAAGTGGAGCTGCACCGGAAATTAGTAGCCCCGTCCCTGTGTTGCAAACGTAAATTCCAATTTGACCGGCGCGGGCTGTATGCGTGCGATTTGGATAGCCGTATTAAGTACCAAGCCCAGACGATAGCCGCAGGGCTGTACACGGTGAATGAATGGAGGCAGGAGGAAAACAAACCTGCTGTGGATGGCGGCGATACCGTGCTGGTATCCGCCAACCTAAAGAGCATAGAGGAACAAACCAAGCAGCCGGAACCGGAGCCAGCACCGGAGCCAATCCCGGCAGCTGATGAACCAGATACTAACCAGTCCGGAACTGAGGAACCGGACGAAAACGGAGATACAAGCAATGGCGAAGAATAAAAACACGGTAGTAAACCGAATACTGCACACCGTTACCGATTTGCGGGTAAGGGAAGCGCAGGAGGGCGAAGTAGCCAGTAGAACGATTACCGGCTACGCTATACTGTTTGGCGTGCCGTCCGAACCGCTGTACGCCTATGATGATGAGGAAGCGCGGGAAGTTATTGCGCCGGGCGCAGTGACCAAAGAATTGCTGGACGGATGCGATATAAAGATGACCATGTTTCATGATAGGCAGCTGATTTTAGCCCGGAGCAAAAACGGAGCCGGGACACTGACCTATGGCGTGGATGACAAAGGCGTATATTTCGAGTTTGAAGCACCTAATACAGTGGATGGCGATAAAGCATTAGAACTTGTTAGGCGGGGCGATATATCCGGCTGTAGCTTCATGTTTAGCACCCACTATTACGACAGCGCGTATGTATCCCGCGATGTGCAGAGGGTGGACGGTAAGACGGTAATAACCTACACGGTTAAAGTGATTACCGGAATATATGATTTTACGCTGGCCGCAGACCCGGCATATCCCGATACCAATTGCGAGGCGGAAGCGCGGGAACTGATTAAGGAATTGCGTACCCCAGAACCGAAACCAGAGCAACCGAAGAACAAAGAAGATAAGCTGCGCGAGCAAGTGCGCGAAATGCGCCGCGCTGCTGCGCAATTATTATAACATAAGTTTAACCATAAAGTTTTTTAGAGTATGCCAAAGACAACAGCAACGAAGAAAACAGTAAACGCACGCCAGTTAGTAGACAAATATCAGTCTAACTGCGACCGCATTAACGAAATTGCGGATTTGTGCGAAAAGGAGCAGCGCGAGCGTACCGAGGCGGAAACCACCGAGTATAACGCGCTGGTAAGGGAAAACCAGCTGCTGCAAATGAAGATGCAGGCACTGGCAGTAGAGCATCTGCGCGAAAATGCTACCACAGTGGAAGATGCTAACCGCATTATCCGCGAGAACGTAGCCGCAGGCCGCCAGACGCAAATTATGCTGATGCGTGATTTGGTGATGGTGGCTGATGTGACCACGGGCGGTATCGTGCCGGTGAAGATGCAGGACATTTTAGACCCGCTGGTAGAGGGGCTGATTTTGGATAAAGTCGGTCTGCCTATGCCTACAGGTCTGGCAGGTGATTACATCTGGCCCACCTACGAAACTGTGGAGGCAACGATACAGGGCGAGGGCGTGGCACTGACTGACACCGAAATTTCGATGTCCAAACTGACCGCTTCGCCCCAGCGTATCGGTATCGCTATCCCGGTTACACGGCAGGCGATTAACCAGACCGAGGGCGTGGTAGAAATGATTGTTAAGAAGCTGATGCCGCTTTCGGTTACAATGCTTCTGAACAAAATCATGTTTAGCCCTACGAAAGTTACAAGTGCTACGACACTGGTAGGCCCGTTTGTGGCATTAGCAAGTAGCCCGGTAGAAGTGAGTGCCGAACCTACGTTCAAGGATTTCAACAAGGTTAAGGCAAAGGTACTGGCTACCGGCGTTGATGGTGAACACCTTTGCTGGGTTATGACTAAGGCGCAGAAAGCTATCGCCGAGGCAACCCCGAAAGATGCAGGTAGTGGCATTATGGTTTGTGAAAACGACCATATCGCAGGTCTGCCGGTATTCACTACAAACTATATCGGTGAGGGCTTTATAGGTCTGGGCGACTGGCGTTACCAGCCTATGGGTCTGTTTGGCGATATTTCGTTTATCATTGACCCGTACAGCCAGGCACGTAAAGACGCTGTGGATTTCGTGCTTAATGTGAACTACGGCACTACCACGCTGCGCACAGAGGCTTTTGCGCTGGCAAAATGCAAAGCAGCAGGTGTAGGGGCGTAAGAGATTAGAACAAAGGTTTAGTTTTTAAGGCAGTTTGATTATGGCTACAGTGGATATAGCACTACTTAAATCACACGTCCGGGCGGACGACTTTAGCGATGATGACCAGTATTTGGCGCAGTTGCTGGAGGCAGCGGAAGAATATGTAACGACCGCTACCAACCGCAGCAGCGATGAACTGCTGGCTATGGGTGGTGGCGAGCATCTGCCAGCCACACTACAGCAGGCAGTTTTGCTGATAGCCGGACACTGGTACAACCAGCGCGAAGCCGTTAGCGGCGTGCAGATGGCGGAAGTGCCATACACACTGCAGGCCTTAATCAAACCGTATCGCAAACTGGTAGATGACGTTACGGAATGAGAGCGGGCGCACTGAAATACAGGTTAAATCTGCTGGAGCCTAAACGGGTGACAGACCGCATGGGCGCGGAAACGGTGACATACACCAAGACGCGCACCGTATGGGCTGAACGTGTGAGGGCTACCGGGAACATGAGCGAGGAAGTAGGCGAGCATTTCCCGAACTATACAGTAGAATTTAACATAAGGGATGCGCACCCGGTACAGGAAAACTGGAGAGTGCAGCAGCTGGGCGGCTATCTTTATACCGTAACGAATATCGTACCTAATCTGGATAAAGGGTATAAAACCCTGCTATGTGAAAGAGTTAATGAATAGCTACCATTATGGCCCAAAGCATAGACTACGACGATAAGAATTTGCAGCAGTTATTTGCTGAACTGGAACCGAAGCGCAGACTACAGGCGATTAAAGGCGGTTTTCGCAAGGAAGCCAACAAAGTACGCAAAGTGGCGGTAAACAATCTGCGTAACAGCGTCCATTCTAACAAGGATTTGGAAAAGGGCGTGCGGTCTATCGTATTTAAGCGTAAAGCCGGTTTTCGGGTGACAGTCGGAACTAAGCGAGCGGGCAAGAATGGCAAAGGCGAAGCGGGATTTCACACTAACCGGCAAGGGCTTAAAAAGCCTGTGTTAATCTGGGTGGAAGAAGGTACTAAGGAGCGAAAGACGAAAAGCAGTGGCGGCAAAAGAGCCGCACGGCGCAGGTCTGCGCACCGTACCGGACGGATGAGGCGTTACGGCTTCATGTCCCAGACACTGAACGGAGTACGGGATACCGTTACAGCTGATATTCATAACATGGTAACTGATAATGTTTTTAGAGTAGCAAAAAAGTATGGCTGTAAGTAAGACAAGTTTAAGCGCGGGTGAAATAATCCGGTCTATCCTTATATCGGACAGCGAGGTATCCGCACGGGTAAAAAAGGTATTCCCGGTGGTTGAGGACAGCGCAGAACTGCCGTATATCGTGTACAGGCGTGCGCAGCTGGAACAAACGCCGGTTAAGTCCGGGCGGGGTGCTGACACGGTAGGGGTAGAGATACTTTGTTATACGGAACACTATACGGAGGGCGTAGAACTGGCAGAAGCCGTGCGCGGCGCACTGGATGGGAAACAGGGCGAAGTAAACGGGCTGGTTATGCGCAGCTGCTATTTGTCAGACAGTGAGGAAGCATGGCAGGATGATGCCTATGTACAGCAACTTATGTTTAATGTTAAAATATAGAAAAGATTATGGCTAAGACTGGATATTGTAACGGTAGCGATATGCTGCTGTATGTGGGCGGCAAAGCGATAGGCAGCTGCACCAGCCACACTACTACGTTTAACAGCGAAACCAAGGAAAGAGCCGTAAAGCCCGTGGCCACTGCGGCTATGGCAAGCGGCCTTTGGAAGAAGAAAGGCGTGGTGGGCTTGTCCTATAGCATTTCCGGCGAAGGACTTGTATTTTACGACGAAACCGAAAACGGCTACAAATCGCTGTTTGCACTGTGGAAAGCCGGTGCGTCGGTTGAGGTTAAGTGTATGGAGCGCGAAAGCGAAACCCCTTATTTGGTAGGTAAATGCGTTATCGCGTCGCTGGAGCGCACAGACCCTGCGCAGGATGACAGTACATATAGCATTTCGCTGGAAAATGACGGCGAGCCTACCACACTGGACGAAAGCGCAATTACTGAAAACACACCGGAAGAGTAAACTAATAGGATATGGCAAAGATAGAAGTAACGATTAATGGCGTGGCCTATCCGTGCCGTCCTACGATGGGGGCTATGCTGCGCTTTAAGAAAGAAACTGGCAAGGAGGTTACGGAAATTACCAGTAACAGCCTTACCGATTTGTGTACATATCTGTACTGCTGCGTGGCTTCTGCGTCCGCAGCTGATGGTGTGGATTTCAAAATGTCGCTGATGGATTTTGCCGATGCGCTCAACCCGGAGGAAATGACCGCATGGGCAAACCAGATGCAGCAGCAGAACAACGGTACGAATGGCGATAATGCGGATGGGTTAGAAAAAAAAAGCTGAAGCCCTACGGCATATTTGATTTATTGGGTATCGCGCTGGGCTGCATACGGCTAAGTTATGATGATTTCTGCAAATTGGACTTTGAGGAATTTGCGGCAGTCTATAAAGCCTATGCAGAGCAGCGCGATACTGATTTTAAGGACAACTGGCAACGGATGCGGCTATTAGCCACGATAGTTATACAGCCGCATTTGGATAAACGGCATAAGGTAACGCCGGAAAAGTTACTACCGTTTCCGTGGGACAGGGCGAAAGTGGAGGCGAAGAAGAAACGGAAAGATATAACGCCGGAGCAGCAGCGCAGGCGTATGGAGAATTTGGTTAGAAAATTAGGTGACGAACTAATATAAAGATACTATGGCGGGCAAAAGCACTATTAGTATAACATTCAGACTGGACGGTGACAGCAAAGAGTTTAAGGAACTGACCACCGATGCGGCGGGGCTTAAAAAAGTCCTACAGTCCGCAATCGCCCCGGCAGAGAACCTTAAAAAGTCACTGATAAACTGGAGCCAAGGCGTACAGGCAATAGATGCCATTACGAACACGGTTAGTACCGTTTCGTCTGCTTTGTCGCAGTTTTCAGACCGCATGAAAGGTTTGCAGTCAGCAAACATAGCGATAACACAGCTGACCGGGAAAACAGGCGAGGAAATGGTAAAACTGCGCAGCAAGGTACAGGCGGTATCTGAGCATTTCGGTACGGATTTTAACGAAACGCTGCGGGCGGCAAATGCACTATCCAAAGGTTTTGGTATCAGCATGGAGGATGCTATGAAGCTGGTACAGGACGGTTTGGTTAGCGGCGCAAACGCGGGAGGCGATTTTATCGATACGGTCAGGGAATATCCGCGCTATTTCAAGGAGGCCGGACTATCGGCAGAGGATTTTATAGCCATAACCACCAATGCCGCACAGCAGGGCGTATTTTCCGACAAGGGCGTGGACGTTATCAAGGAGGGTAATTTGCGTATCCGTGAAATGACCACTGCCACGGCTGACGCGCTTAACGGTATCGGCATATCTGCTGAGAAAGTACAGGCGGATTTGCAGGCCGGAAGTATAACCACCTTTGACGTTATGCAGATGGTTGCGGCGAAGCTGAACGAATTACCCGCCAGTAGCGCAGCCGTAGGCACTGCCATAGCCGACATTTTCGGAGGCCCCGGAGAGGATGCCGGACTGGAGTACATAAAGACGCTGGCAAACATACAGCTAAACATGGATGCAGTCAAGGCGGCAACGCAGGGAACGGCAGAGCAGCAGGAGCGGCAAATACAGATGCAGGAAAATTTGAAAAACGGATTATCCGGTTTAATTGATTTGTCCGCTATCTATACCGATGTCAAACCCTATGTGGATTTGACCGCACAAATCGGCATGGCAGCTATGGGTGTCGGTGGGCTGATTAAGACGGTAAAGGCTATGAATGTGCAGCAGGCGATATTAAAGACCCGCATAGTGGCTGTGGCTGCTGCGCAGAAAATGGTTACTATCGCTACTACTGCGTGGACTGCCATACAAAAAGTGCTTAATCTGGTACTGACCGCCAACCCGATAGGCTTAATCATTACCGCTATCGGCGCACTGGTGGCGGGGCTGATAGCCGCTTATAAAAACTGCGATGGTTTTAGGAAAATCGTAGATAAGGTTTGGGAAGCCATAAAACCGCTGGCAAACGCTATAATGAATGGCCTGGCCAAGGCTTTCGAGTGGCTGGTAGAAAAGTGTAAGGAGGCGTGGGAATGGCTTAAAAACATATTGGGTTTGGGCGGCAAGAAAGTGGAGGTGGCAGTAGATGTGTCGCGTCCTAAGACCGCAGCACCTAAGATAGATTTAAGCGGTGGCAAGACGGACACGAGCAGGTACAATTATACGCCTACCACCACGAGCGGTAAGGGCGCAGGAAAAACAGAGCCGGTGTACAATGCCGCAGCGGACAACTTAAAAGAATATAACGAAAATATACAGGCACTTAATAAGGAGTTGCAAACCGCGTCACTTGAAAGAGCCGCTGAAATAAACAAGGAAATAGAACTATGGCAGCAAAAAGTCGATGCGATAGAAAATGCAGGAAAAGCGGTTGAAGATACGACCGAGGATGTAAATAATTTGGCTGGTGCGTATGATAAAAATGCAACGACATTAAAAGGGTTTGAGGCGAATATACAGGCACTAAACAAGGAGCTACAAACCGCCTCACAGGAAAGAGCAGCTGAAATAAACAAGGAGATAAAGCTGTGGGAACAATACGCCAATAAGATAAAGGAGGCAGGAAAACCGACAGAAGTAAACGAAAGCGCGAACACGCTACAGGAGATAGGCGACAACATTAAGATACTTAACGACCAACTGCAAACCGCCACTATAGATGAAGCCGCACTTATTAACCGGCAGATAGAGGCATGGAACGAAAAAGCCGATGCGATTAGGAACGCCGGAAAGGAAACCGAAAAGGTATCTATCAGCACTGGTAAGGCTTTGGAAAAAGGCTGGGGAGGTATTAAGAGTATCGGCAGCAGCATAGAGGGCATAACAAGCGCATTACAGGGTAACGGCAATGCGTGGCAAACCGTTACGGGCATAGTGGATGGTTTTCTGGGGCTGTACCAAGGATTTCAAACGGTAATCCAGATTATCGGAACGCTGACTGGGGTAACTAATATGCTGACCGCTGCGAAACAAAGCGAGGCTATAGCCACTGCCACGGCTTCGACCACGGCAGTAACGGGTGCAGCGCAGGAAATGGCAGCATCTGCGGCACTGGCAGCGACAAAGAACGTAGAAACGACTTCTAACGTGGCTGCTGCTGCGTCCGGTGCTTTGGCGGCACATTCCGGGATACCGTTTGTCGGTATCGCTTTGGGATTGGCCGCTGTGGCTGCTATTATCGCCGCTATGGCCTCACTGCCGAAGTTTGCAAAGGGCGGTATAGTTTCCGGGCCTACTTTGGCTATGGTTGGCGAGTATGCAGGAGCCAGCGGAAACCCGGAAGTTATTGCGCCGCTGGATAAACTGCGCGGTATGCTGGCACAGCCCGCCAGCATGGATTTTAGCAAAGTGCGTTTTGAGATTAAAGGGCGCACGCTGGTAGGGATATTAGAAAAAGAAAGCGATTTAATTAAGCGTAACTGATATGAAGTATCTACGATATATGGGCGAATTTGTCAGCGTGGCAGGCGTAGTTTGGCGCGCTGAAATTTTGCAGGAAGCAGATGCAGCATTTGATACTATAGGCAGTTTGGAATTTCCGGCAGATGAGCCGCTGGTTATCGAATGGGGCAATAAGAGCAAAGAGGAGGTTATTTGTAGCAGCGTGGCAACGCTTAAAATAATCAGCCCCGGCGATAGAACCTATGAAGATTTATACAGCATAGAAGTAGGGCGCGTAAGGCTGGATATTTACCGTAACAATTCGCTGTACTGGAGTGGCTGCATAGATACGGAGTTTTACGAAGAACCGTATGAAATGCTGAACGGTTACGAAGTAAGTTTGACGTTTAGCGACTTCGGCGTGTTGGATAGGTTGAAATACGATTTAGCCGATATGCAGACTTTGTACGCCATAGTAAATTACTGCGCCGGCCGGTGTGGTATAAATTGCGGGGGCATAGATGATAGTTTGATTAGTACGCAGCTAACAGTGTCCGGCAGCGCATTAAATCTTAAATCATTAAAAGTGCGCAGCGATAATTTCTACGATGAGGACGGCGAAGCCTCAACGCTGGCGGAAGTTATCGAGGGTATTTTACAGCCGCTGGCACTTCGCATGATACAGCGAAGCGGCAAAATTTATGTGTACGACCTTAACGGGCTATATAACAAAGCGTCCGTGAAGCAGATAGTTTGGGATGGCGATAGCCAGACTTTAGGAACGGACAAGGTTTATAATAACGCAAAAATAACATGGAGTACCTACGCACAAAGTGGTAATCTGCTATCTGATGAGTGCTGGGGGGATATTGAAACCGATGCGTCCTTAATGGCATTAAATAATTTGGCTGGTGGAAATAAAGACGGGGCAAATTATTTTTCATACCATTATAGTACCGTTTTGGATGATTGGATAGATGCCACAGACTGCGGATTTACTATTTGGACGGCTACGGAGGGAAAAAACGCCGAATTAGGAAGTAATGTACGTTTTTTCAAGATAGTACCGCAATACGATGGAACAGATAGCGAGGGGATAGCAATATATTGGAAGTCTGTACGAGGTGTGAAAGTAGGAAATAGTAGTAATTGGCACGCTGAATTTTCGTCACAAGGCCACGGAGAGGGAGCGATACCAGCAACTTCTATAAATAGCATAGGCCCGGCTTTGTATAAAACAAATAAAGTTTGGATACCGCCAGTCGATAACGCTAATAAATTGGCTGTGCGTATTAGTATAGATATGCTTTTAGACCCACGGTTTAACCCGTTTGAAAGTGCATCTAATCTGATGAGATATGTAGAGCAAAAAGATTGGTACGACCAATTTAATATCTACGGTAATTTTATCTATGTCCCAGTTACTATTAAATTCCAGCCGGACGGAAGTAACACTGTATATGTCTGGACTAACAAGAATATAGTAACAAGAAGCATAAGCAGCCCAGTAACAACGCTTAACGGAACGTATGGTCAGTGGGTAACATACATAAATGATGATAATCCTAATAATTGGGGCTATCTATGTTACTACGATGCGAAAGACCACGTAGATACCAGCGGTGTATTAGGATGGAAGAAAAACAGACCAGCCATTAATCCACACAGAAACCAGTTAATATCCATACTGGCTAATGCCGAAGCCGGGCAGTACATACCATATCCCAATTATGGCGGCAAGGGCGGTAAATTATGGGTGGAAGTGCGCGGCGCAGGTTGGTATATCGTAAATGAGGGTACGGATTTGGCGAACAGCGAAAACGGCCCAAAGGGGCTATGGGGTAAGATAAGCTGGATACTGATGAAGATACCCGAAATAGAGATAATGAACAATACCCAATTTGACCAAACGATAGACACCAGCGATGTAGAATACAATGCCGAAATAAATGCGGCGGCAAAAGAAGCTATAGAGTTAGACACCATTTGCGGCACCAGCGTAGACGGTGTACCGATGGCGCGGGGGGCATATTTTAATGCTGCGGATGGAAAACAGATTAAGCAGCTGACCCGTGCCGGGCGCACTTCGCAGGTGGAAGATTTGCTGATAGGCACACTGTATAGTCAGTTTGGGCAACGCCGCACGACCCTATACGGAGAGGCACAGATAGCGCACGACCCTATAGCCGTCTATAAGGAAGATAACCAAGGCGATAAGCGGTTTATACTGGTAGAGGATGTACAAGATGTGCGGATGGATACCAGCGAAGCCACATTTATAGAATTAAGACCCGATGAATATACCCGTAAAGATTAGATGTTATGGCAATATACGAATATAAGCTAAAGACGTATAAACGCGGCGCACGTCCGCGCAGTGAACGCCTACGGGAACTGGGCGGCGAAAGCGGCGGAACGGGCGGCAGTACGGTAGTAAATATCAGTGGCAGCGGAAATATAGAAAGTGCCACTGACCACACCCACGCAAACAAAAATGCGTTAGACCAAATTACTACGGACGCTAACGGCTATCTGTATCTGACCCAAAACAAGGAGGTACAAGATGAAGAGGGTAACGATATAATAGAGCGAATAACCAAGAAAGTAAAAGCCGGTTTTGCCGATGTAGCTCACGACCTAAGCGAGGACAGCCCGGTTAGGAAGCAGTTTTTATCCCGGTTGGCGGATGACGTGGCCAAAGGTAATCTGACCTTTGAAAAGATGCTAACTGTGCTGGGGCTTTCCGTATTCAAGTCCGGGGCGCAGTTTGGCGAGTTTGTAAAATCGCTGTATGCCGGTAAGGGCGCAGGGATAGACGAACTGGGAAACGCTGAATTTGAAAGCGTCCGGGTACGCAGTTATTTTGAGTGCATGGAGTTAATAATAAACCGCCTATCTGCCATAGAGGGCGACCAGTTATTAACGGAGGCGGACACCATAGAGAGCGTGGACGATTTGGGCGATAACTGTTACGGCCTGCATCTTAAAAGCAAGTGGGACGGGTATTTTACAGCCCAGTACCCTAACAACGTGCTGAAAGGTATAATTAACACGCTGGCGACCGGAAGCGGCGTATATTATACCAGTTGGATGCGGGTAAATAGCGTGAACACGGCTAACAACTATATCGAAGTAACGCTGTATCCGGGTGAGGAAACACCGGCGGGGACTAATTACCCACCGTGCGAAATGATGAAGATAGCCCGGTGGGGAAACCAGACAGATACCACACGCCAAAGCTGTATTTATCTATCCAGTACCGAGGGGCGGATAGTCCGGCTGACCGGTGTAACAAAGCCTATCATAGATAGCACTAATTACGGGGCGACATTTGGAGAACTGCCGGAATTTCTGCGCGAATTGGATTTGCCGATAGCAGAGGGGCAAGACTATCTGTATGCACGTGGAATAGTTGTACAGGATATAATACGCATAGATTATCAAGGCAGGCCGGTTAGCGAAATAGTAGACCGTGGCCAGTGGAGTGCTACAGGCGATTATTACTGTGAAGCCGTAAACCCGAACACGGGCAGATATGAAATTTCCGATGTGTGGTATAATGGCTGTAAATATAGATGCACCAAAACCGGAACGACTACGGCCCCTGCATGGAATAATACAGACTGGGCGATGGTAGAGGGAAACCCGGAGTTTACGGTAGATTTTGCAGAAACCGATTATCTGTTTGACCCGGATAGGTTTGCTTTGACCCTAACTATTATAGCGAAGCTGTACAACATGGATATAACGGCTGATATTCTGGATGCGGATGTACAGTGGACGCGCTACAGCGAGGATGCAGACGGTAACGAGCGTGTAGCATCCGATAATGCGTGGGCGTTAAAACACGCCGGGGCTGGCAAGTCTATAGACCTAACCGTAGAGGATTGCGATTTTAACGGGTATGTGCCCAAAACACTAAAATTCATAGCGACAGTAACGCTGCGCGATGGTATGGGTAATGAAGCTGGTACCGCAAACGCAGTTTTCCAGTATTAATAGAAAGGATTATATAGATATGAAAAAGATTTTAGACTATTTCGGATTAGACGGATTACTGCATATTATCTGCTGTATGGTGATAATGCAGCTGTTAGGTAATTTTCTGCCTTTGTGGGTGGCTGTTTTGATTACTGCCGCTATCGGTCTGGGAAAAGAATTTATTTGGGATAAATGGCTAAAAAAAGGCACATTTGAAAAACGCGACCTGCTGGCAGATGCAGTAGGCATTATTTTAGGTCTAATTTAACCGGCAGTGCGTATGAAAACAAGACGGTTTGATTTTAACTGGAAGCCACTACAGCTGCAAATATCATTTTCTGTAGATGGCAGCGTGCCGGATAAGCAGAACTACAGCACCGATACGCAGGAATATACGCCGGATTATACGCTGACACCGTTAATAATCCAGCCTATCGTATCCGTGATAGACAAAGACGAAGTGATAGGCGCAGGGCGCATTAACCACGCACTGACAAATGTCCGCTGGTATGAAAATATCAACGGTACGCAGACGCTGATAGGAAGCAGTAACAGTAATTATGAAATAACTACCAGTGGCGGTAGCGCAGGGCGTATCAAGGTGAAACGGAACGCAGAGCCGAAAGTACCTATTACGCTGGTATTCTATGCCGAGTACATAGACAGCCGCACCGGGCAGGTAATGATTATACAGGGCAGTTATTTAATCAGCTGCGGCAGTGCATCCGACCAAGTGCGGGTAGAACTGGACGCAGCCGACCAGACGGTATTTAATCCGCTGGCAGACCCGCAGACGCAGACCGTCAAGGCCACAGTATGGCTGGGCGATAAGCTGTGCGATGCCAGCAAATATGCGCTGGTGTGGGAAGTGCTGGACGGCAGTACGTGGCGGGCTGCTGAGAGTGACACCGTGATGGATTACGACATAGCCGTGAATAGCAACGGTACAGTAACTATTAACCGCTGGCTGATGGGTACGGAAATGTATCTGCGGTGCAGGGTGAAATACAGTGCAGATGGCAACCCCGGCAGCGTGGCTTTGACCGATGCCAGCCCACAGGCTATAGCCAGCTTCATACGCCGGATACCTAAGTATGAGTTTGATTTTACGGGTGTACCGTACAATATCCCGGCAGGTCTGCTTAACGTAGCACCCACAGCAATTATCCGTACCACAAATGGGGAAATAGAGAACGCAGAAAAAGAACTGTTACCGCTGTGGTATATCGCTACGAATAAAGCCAGCGGTAGTTTAAGTTATTCACTGGTGGCGCATGGTATCAGCCCGATAATCCCTACGGCCAAAATGGATGACAATTACGGCGGGGTAATCGGTCTGGACGTGAAAGACAGAGGATATGCCGGAGCATGGGAAGATGCGGCAGACGATGCCATATTTTGTGATGCGGACGGTGCAATTTTGATTATTCATTAACTAACTAAAGAATATGGCACGATACATTAAAGCTAACAGCAAGGTAGCGGAATACCTTAAATTAGAGAATGACCGTAACAAGGTCACAGACGGAAACTATCTGCTTTGGCAGGCTGATATGCTGGCTTTCGGCAGGCTAACCGAACTGCCGCAGATATTGGAACAAATCGGCGGACTGGCACTGCAAGCGCACGAAGCGAGGGAAGAACAGGACGGCACGGTAGTTAGAAAACTGCCTATAGCGACCGACCCCCGGTTTGTCGTAGAGGAAGCCGCAGAGCAGCCGGGCAATGCCGACACGCCTACGGATGCGCCGGAAACCGACACGGACACAGAGGCAGGCGAAGAACCGGCACCCGAACAGGAGCCGGAAAGCCCGGAAAATGGGCAGAGCGAAACAGAGCAGCCCGTAACTGAGGAACCGGGCGAAGTGACAGACCCAGAACCGCAGCCGGAAGCACCCGAAGAAACCGGGGAAGAACCTACAGAAGCCGTTACCGGCGATGATGAGGAAAAGACAGAAACGACCATTAACGAAGAAACGGAGGCTTAACTATGAGTACAGCAAGCACCAGCAGAACGATTAAGTTTATCAGCAAGGCGGGAACATATACCGCCGTGATTATGTCGCCTAACGGCGATTTGTACCAAGAGTACGAGGGGACGCCCAACGATGCCACAGCCGTTTACCCGGACTTTACCACGCTGAAACCTATACTGTATTTCGTCTGCACCAGCAGCCGTGTAGCGGAGGGAGTGGCAGACCCGGACGCGATGGAATACTATTTTAACGACCAAAAGATTTCATTTAGCGGCGGTGTATCTACAGGCACATTTGCCGGATATTTCAAGACGGTAGCACCGAGCGGCGACCAGCTGTATTACGGTCTGCAAATCCTCAAAAACATAGCGGCACTGGCTGGCTACGCACCTGCTGTTATCAAGATGGTAGCCACTATCAGTTATGGCACGCAGAGCGACCAGATACAAGCCACATACACTATCCCGATACAGCAGGCTACCGGAAGCAGCTACCGTGTGACTATCGCAGCAGGCGATACTAAGAATTTCGTTATAACCGACAAGGGCGGCAGCTGCATATTAAAGGCTATGGCATACCAGAGCGGTAACGCACTATCCAAGGGCTTAACGTATGTATGGGAAAAGATGGGCGCGACCGGCTGGGAAACGCTGACCGGCAAGACTGCGCAGACGCTGACCGTGAACGCCAGCGACATTAACACCTATGGCGAGTACCGGGTACACGTCTATCGTGACGGTGCGGAAATAGGCACGGACATACAAAGTGTGATGGATGCCAGCGACCCTTACGACATAGACCCGCACCCCAGCCCGGAAGACGAGGCGATAACGGAGGATACCAGCGGTAACGGGCAAGTGACCTATACGCCAGTGGTAGTTAAGCGCGGCACGTCCACTAAGGCACTGGATACGCAGTTTTATTTCGTGCTGAAAGATGCGGCCGGCGTGTATCTGAACACTGACCGGGACACACCGAAAGCCAGCCAGACCGTGACACGCGCCCACTGCCAGCAGGCGGGCGGCGATGTATCAGTTACCATTACGAGCGTAAAGTAGTACGGCTATGGGTGTAAGCAGAACACAGGTAGTTAAGTTTATCCGCAAAGGCGACCCCGGCGACAAAGGAGAGCAGGGCGCGACACTGCGAGGCCCGCAGGCGTGGAGTGACTGCGCCGTGGGCTACGCTTTCCAAGCCGGTAAGGTTGGCGAGCAGTGGATAGATGTAGTGCTGTATAACAACAATTACTACACCTGCAAAAAGTCGCACACTAAAACAGCGTCCAACTATCCGGGAAGTACGACTGACCGGAATAATGGTTACTGGCAGTTGGGCGACAAAATACAGTTGGTGGCGACAAAGATACTGTTAGCCGCATACGCGCTTGTTGAGAATTTAGGGGCTACCGCTATTGAGATGAAAGATAGCAGCGGCAATGTGGTTTTCAAGGCAAAGGACGGTAATATAACCTGCAAGGTAGGCACGTTTGAAAATATCAAGGTGATAGGCTCACTGCGTAACCCCTTTGCCTATGTCGGCGACAGCATAACCAGCGACTATAATGATAATGTGGCTATGCTGAGTAGCGGCGGCGGATGGATAAATGCCTATAGTCTGCCGTGGGATACGAAGCAAAGCGGGCGGCGCATAACCATAGTAAACTACAAATGGGGCAGCACTATTTCCGAGGGGCAAGCGGGCATAAGCGCACCAAGCGGAAAGTATTTTTATGAAAACGGAGTATCTAAAAATAGCCTGCTGTTATCCCGTGAAGCCGTAGAGCTGATGGGATACGGAACATCTACGCAGTTTTACGGCTGGGTAGTGATGCGGCGTATAGATATGATGACCAGTTACAGATATGGAAAAGAGCTAAAAATTTTGGCTTTCGGGTCTGTAACTTCGGCTGGTGGATTAACCTATACGTCCTTTGACAAATCTACGCTGAGAGTGACAAAAAACGGCACAGGACAGTACACCATTACCATGCCGTCCGGATGGTTTTATACTGCCAGCAATGTAGGCGTAATGCTGACAGGTGTAGGATATTCATCCGGAAGCTCAGAAGCACCGATTAAAGCTACTTTGATTTCCCGAACTACCACGCAGTTAGTCATTAAAACGTCTGACGATGCAAGCGTGAACGATGGGGCATTTGATTTTATGATTTTCAACAAAAGCGATTGGAGTACCATTTAACAAGTTAAGAATATGGCAACGAAGAAAACAAAAACTTTAGCAGCGGTTACGACAGTAACCAGTATGAGCGCGTCACAGTACATACCGCTATCCGATGGCAGCGGCAACGTGACAAAAATAACGCTGGCAAACCTCAAAGCATCTTTGCTGGGCGGTTTGAACCTCAACGCAATGAATGACGGCGTATTTATCATGTTTCACCGCAAGAGCGATAATTACCCGCTGGCAGTCAAGCCGGACAAGTGGGCCAGCTACCAGAACAGCGGCGAGATAGCCGAAGGCGTTATGGTGGTAGAGGGCGGCAAAATTCTGGTTGTAGCCCCTACGGAAGCTACGCTGTACTGGAGCAGTGCCGCAGTCAGTGCGGGCGGCAAGACCACAACCGACCGAGAAACGGCACTGAATGACTGGACGGGAAAGACCAGCACAGCTGCGCAAATTACGCACAACGAGTGTAAGACGGAAAGCTATGCGCCGGGCTTTTGTGCATCCTATGAACGGGTGAACGCCAACGGGCAGGGACTGACAGCGGGGAAATGGTGGCTACCATCACTGGGCGAGCTGATGATGATTTATGCGAATATGCGCAAAATCAATTATGCGCTATCGCTGATTAACGGAGCGACCCAGTTAGCCGAAACGTGGTACTGGAGCAGCACCGAGTACAGCGCGACCAACGCGTGGTATTTGAACCTCTACGATGGCAGCGCGGGCGACTTCACTAAGGCTACGTACCAGGGCAGGGTTAGGCCCGTTTCAGCATTTTTACGTTAGTTGTTAATAGTTAGACTTTAATCTTTAATGTGCGGCGGTAGCCGCACAAGACATAGAAATTTCCTTTTACCTGCTACAGTGCAAAATTAGAGATATGAACAAATCAAAACTGGTATCAAACACGCAGATATATTTAGACTGCCGCAAATTGTTAGACGAAATTCTGGATATTACGCCTAACTTTCCGAGAGCCTACAAATTTAGTGTAGGCAGCAAGATGCACGACATAGGCGTAAATCTTATATCCGAAATATCGGCAGCTTATATAAACCGGGATAAGCAAACCCGTATCCAGCATTTGGTAAATTTCCAGTCACAGCTTGAAGTATTGAAAACTTTGCTACGTATAGCAGGTGAAAGGAAATGGATATTAGGCAGAAGCAAGCACGCAAATATTATCGAACTGACGGACGCGATAGGCAAACAGTCTACTGCGTGGAAGAACTCACTATTAAAAGTTATCAGCATGGATAGCGAGTAAATGCCAGATTTGGAAAGTTACGACTAACCGAGCGTGCAAGTTATCTGTAAAAATGGGCTGCGCACTATCATTTATAGTTAAGACCAAGCAAGAGCGGCACGGAGTTGCGAGTACAGCGCGACCAACGCGTGGAATTTGAACCTCAACAATGGCAACGCGAACAACAACACTAAGGCAACGAACCAGAACAGGGTTAGGCCCGTTTCAGCACTTTTTCAGATGAACCGACACACGAAGTAAGATAAAAGGATATGGTTACTACGGACGGATTGTTAGAAGCATATTATGACTGCCGCAAAAGCAAGCGGAGAACAGCCAGTGCCATTATGTACGAAATAGACTACGGTAGCAAGTTAATAGCACTTCGCGACCGTATAAATGACCGTGCCTATCGCCCCGGTAAGTCTATCTGTTTTGTCGTGACACGTCCAAGGTATCGAGAAGTATTTGCGGCTTCTTTTGAGGATAGGATAGTACACCACTGGATAGCCCTACGGCTGGAGCCGCTTTTTGAAGAAGTGTTTAGCCCACGCACGTTTAACTGCCGGAAAGGCAAAGGGCAGATGTACGGCGTTAATATGCTGTACAACGACATTAAGGAGTGCAGCCAGAACTACACCCGTGACTGTTATATAGCGAAGCTGGATTTGCAGGGCTTCTTTATGTCTATAAACAAAGCTATGCTGGCTGGAATGATAGACAAATTTATACTGGAGCGTTACAAAGGCAGTGACATAGAAGATTTGCGCTTTCTATGCCGTGTGGTTATCCTGCACAGTCCGGAAAAGAGCTGCGAAAGACATAGCCCACTGCACTACTGGGATTTTCTGCCAGCAAACAAATCGCTGTTTACAAACGGCGAGGGTCTGGGCGTGGCGATAGGTAATCTGTTTGCGCAGCACTTCGCAAATTTCCTGCTTAACATTCTGGACTGGTACCTGCTAAATGATTTGGGCTTTACCTATGTCGGCAGGTATGTAGATGACTTCTATATACTGGATGCCGATAAGCAGAAGATTTTAGCAGCCGTGCCGAAAATCCGGGAACTGCTGGGCAAATACGGTCTGACCCTGCACCCGCATAAATTCTATATCCAGCATTACACTAAAGGCGTAGAGTTTACCGGGAATGTGGTTAAAAAGCAGCGGATATATGTTTGTAACCGCACGCTGAAAAACTTTGTTATGGCCGTGCGAAGATTAAACCGGGCAGAAACCATAGAGGAAGTAGAGCACGCCGTTAGCAGCATTAATAGTTATCTGGGATTTATGCGCCATGCCAACGAATACGGCAAGCGGCGCAAGATATTAAAAATGCTGGAGCCTCACACATTCCGGTGGGTCTATATCCGTGGCCACTTTGAAGTAGTGGCAATCAAAAAGAAGCACCGGCGAAGAACAATAACCCTACAGCGCATAAGAGATGGAACATATTAACGGGCAGGAACCGGAAGCGGTGCTGCGGCTTTCCGAGTTAGACACCGAATTAGTACAGGCATTAGCCAAACACTGGCTGGTAATTGTGGAGCAGCAAAATAACGATATAGTATTAACGCTACACACTATGACGAATGAAAGAAGCATTAACGATAGTAGTTTCACTGATAACTGCGCTGGGCGGATGGGAAGCGATTAAATACCTGCTGAACCGGAAAACTAACAGCCGAATAGCGGAGGCCAACGCATTTAAGGTAGAACGGGAGGCACTGATAGAGGACTACAAACGCGTACAGGGCGAAGTAGACAAACTGAAAGAACAGGTAGCCAAACTGTACACGGAAATAGACACGCTGAAAAATGACAGGCTAAGGCTGATACAAGAAAACAACGAGCTGAAATTAGAACTGAAAGAGGCGGAAAAGCACGTTTGTTTACAGCCGGACGATAAATGCCTACAGCGACTTAATCCTAACGACCACTGCCGACTACGGAAAATTTTGCGCGGTGAGTACACCAAAGACCACCCGGACGCAATAATAACGGAAGAAGATATGATGAAACCTAAAAAGGAGAAAGAAAATGAGAAAGATAAACAAAGTGATAATCCACTGTAGCGCGACCCCGGAGGGACGCGATTACACGGTAGCGGACATAGACCGCTGGCACCGGGAAAGAGGATTTAACGAAATAGGCTACCACTATGTAGTCTATCGTGATGGAAGCGTACACGCCGGGCGTGATGTTGCCAAAATCGGCGCACACTGCAAAGGACAGAACGCCGACAGTATCGGGATATGCTATATCGGCGGCATGACTGCTGACAACAAGCAAGCAAAAGACACCCGGACACCAGAGCAGAAAACCGCACTGCGTGAACTGGTGGCAAAACTTAAAACCGAATATCCGAACATAACCGTACACGGACATAACGAGTTTGCAAACAAGGCGTGCCCGTGTTTCGATGTCAAAACACAACTTTAGAGCCTATGAGATACTTAACAGCACTAATAACCCTACTGATGCTGGCAGGCTGCGCCAGTACGCGCCGGGCTGTGAATACCTACCAGACACAGCAAGACAGTACGTATAACAGCGTACAGCGATTAGACAGCCTGTTTAGGGTAATGATGCAGCGGGATAGCATCTATCAACGCGACAGCATCTATATCCGGGAAAAGGGCGACACGATAACCAAGTATGTAGAGCGTATCAGATACCAACTGGAAAGGCGCACAGATACTTTGTACCGTGACCGGCTGCGTATTGATACGCTGGTAGTAGTACGCACAGACAGCGTGACCGTGGAAAAACCGGTATATATCGAAAAGCAGATGAAGTGGTACGATAAGGGCTTTATCTGGGTAGGCCGTCTGTGCTGTTTGGCTGCTATACTTTGGGCTTTATTCCTATATCTGAAACGAAAGTTTTAGTTTGTTACACATTACACATTTTAGCCGTGCAAGCCTGTGAGGGTAAGCGCGGCTATTTTATTCCGTGCAGCATCCAATCAATTACCCGGCGGTTTGCAGCGTCTATTTTGTCCCGGCTAAACTTGATATACACCCCGGTTATTTTAGAGCCGTGGACGTGGCCCAGTGCTTCACTGATGGTATCTTTCGGTATATCCAAGTCTGCGGCGTATGTCGCCCACGAATACCGCGACCAGTAGGAAGTAATAGCAGGCTCAATAGGCGACATTACCGGCAGATGGTTTTTGTGGTACTGCGCTTTGCCGCCTACCGTCTTAACCGGGCCTATCTTTCGCAGTGCGGCGTTTAGATGTGCCATATAGTCTTTGTAGTTGTCGTATTTGTCGAACGGTGCCAGCAGATGTTTTTTGCCCCTATATCGGTCTAATATGGCCTGCGTTTCCGGCTCTATCTTGATGCTGTAGAATTTACCTGTTTTTGCCCGGCGGTATTCTATCCTACCGTCCACTATGTTATCTTTTGTGAGTGCCGCCAAATCTACCATATTGATACCGATAAGGTAGAATGACAGCAGAAAGATGTCCCGATATTCCGTATCGTAGGCCGACAGCGACAGCCCGGCAAGTTGGCGCATTTTTTCCACAGGCAGTACCCGCATGGCTGTTTCCTCAGACGGTATGCGGTAGTTTCGGAACGGATAGTTTTGCGTTATATTTTCGTCCAGCGCATAGTTTATGACGTTTCGCAGATTGCGTAGGTGCATCCCACGGCTGTTTACAGACAGCCCGGTTAGGGAGTTATAAAAGCCGTCTATCCACAGTTTCGTTATCTTTTCAAACCGTATCTGGTACGGGTCACAGTAGGCGGTAAGTTTCTTTAGTGTTTGCTCAAACAGTGTTTTAGTGCCGCCGGATTTCATGCCTATAATCGTATCGAACAGCGTGCCGAGCGTAGGGACACCGACCGTAGGATTATCCAAATCCAAATCGGTAAGCATTTCCCGAAGCTGCGGCCCGGTAAGATTACCCCACTGGCCATTTTCCCGTAATTCCAAAATCCGGTTAGCTACACGGGTAAGCAGGGTATCCAGCACCGAGTTTATGCGCTTCGCACTTTTGCCGGTAGCCCGGCAGGTGGCAGCATCCCAATCCTCAGCAGATAGGAAAATGCCAGTAGCGAGGTAGAGGTTAGAACCGTACCCGACTGCGATTTGCACCGGATATGTACCGTCTTTGAGTTTGCGCCGGGTATCGAGGCGCAGTTTTGATTTTGCCATAATCTTTGCTTTGTTTTTGCTGCTTTATAGCTGAAAAATATCCCCAAATGTACCATAATCTACCATATTAACGCCCACCAGCGACCACTTTTTAATGTTAATTATCTTATTTGCTTAACTGAAATTTTGCTGACTTTGTTTTATAATCGGTTGATATATTGCAGTTTAGATAAAATCAAACACTATTAAAAATGCTACCAGCGGCTATATGCCTTTCGGTAATGAATGCCAGCGTGCTATTTCATCCAGCAATAAGTCCTTTGCTTTTTTGCAGTCGTTCACCGGATTGTTCATCTGTTCGCTGATTAGCTTGTCATCTTTCACAAGTCTGTGATAAGGACGTTCCGGGAACAGTAAAGGCGAAACATAAAGTGTGTCAACTAAGGTCCAGCGGCATTTTTGGTCCGTAAACAGGTAGTTGGCATCGTGGTGAATGATATTGTGACCACAGATATAGTCTACATCATTTAGGAAAATAAATAATTCTTCTTTTGAAGTTTTATGAAATGTCGTGTCATCATGTTTGAGTGCTCCTATATCATGAATATTATGGTCTTTTAAGCCCACTTCAACATCTACTATGGCATAATGAGGAGCACTGCATGGTGCAGAGTTGGTTTTATTGCCGATAATTTTGTTTTTATTCTCGACTTTCTCAGGTCCAAAGAGTTTACCCCATATTGACAT